TCTCCAGCTTCCTGTACGTTTGTCATGTCGATACTTCTCATAGTTTTTTCCTCCTACAATTTCCTGTGATATGTGTTATTGGTTCATAATCCCCGATGGGAAGATCTGTTGTGATGCGGAAAAACTCGCAATAATGCAGATTATTGGTTTCCCTGTCGTATTTTTGGCATATTTCGTCACATTTTGGCTTCTTTTCGGGGTAAAAATGTGTTCTGTCAGCCATAATCAGATCCCGTAATACTCTCTGATCGCCGTATCGACTGCCTTCAGGTCGTTCGGCATCCTCAGCTCCAGCATCCCTTCAGGTGACTTTGCCGTGGTGGCTCCATCGCTCTGGGTGATGAAAAAGTGCTCTGTACCCTCGACGCAACAGAGAAGCACGATGTTGAAACATCCCTCGACTGTCAGCTGATTGTCCAGCATCTTCCCGACTGTCTTCGCCTTGATCCGGCCTGTGTTGCTGTCAAGCTCTGTGTGATGCAGGAAGTACACGATCACATCATCCGGAAGTTCCTGGTTGATGTAGTGGATAAGATTACGGAAGTGCAGCGCGATATCCGTGAACTTTCCGTATCCCTGATCCTTTGCCTTGTCGAACATTTCATTGACCAGCAGATACTGCGAATCATCGATAATGTAGGTCTTCAGCTTCGGCTCCTTCAGAACCTGCCCGATCTCCTTGTATCCTGCCCTCTTTGCCACCTTGAAGTCCTTCTTAAATGGTAAGAACGGCTTCTCGACTGCGAAAATCCCCACCTCATCTGTGGAAAAATTCTTGATAGAGTAGCTTTTTCCACTGCCACTCTCTCCTAAAACTAATACCGGCATTCCCATAATTACTCTTCCTCCTTTTCTGTTATGCGTGATGCCCACATATCGGCAAAGTGGATAATCATATAGAGCTCCGTCTCTTTGCCGGTGATGTCATTTCTGAACTGACCATAAAGGCCGTTGTGCCACAGGATGGCTCGTTCTTCCTCTTCTGATAGGTAGATATACCGTTCTGCTATCAGCACGGACCGTACTTCGTGCGGTATGTACACCAGATTGGTATTCGTGATGTACGGCTTTGCGCTCGAACGACTTCCATCTTTCAGATAGTTCTCTGCGTAGTTCGGCTTGCCGTGGTCTCCCATTTTTCCCAGATCGTGCAGCAGAGCGCTGATGGTGATGGATTCCTCCGGGATGGTGGATTCCCACGCCCTTGCAAGGTCCCGCGCCAATGTCAGCACATTCAGCGAATGCTCCAATAGTCCGCCCGGTTCAGCCAGGTGATGTGCGCCGGAGCATGGTGATTCGTAAAATCCACCGTCTTCCATGCACTCAATCAGTTTCTTGATGTTGTCGCGCTTGGTTTTGATGAGCTCCCCATCAAATAGCGCCTTGCCGTTAGTCTCGTATTCCTTATTCATCCTCTTCTTCCTCCTCGTTTTCTTCTTCTATTACTCTTTCCCAGCAGTCCAAACATATATATTCGTCGTATCCCCTGATGAAATGCGTATCATCCGAGTAGATAAACGCTCCGCACATCGTACAGACCTTGTGTGTCTCTCGACCGTACCGGCACGCAAAAGCCATATCATCCATTTATCAGCCTCCTCACAAAATGCGGGATCTGTACCGCCTGTTGTTGATTTGTCGGATGTCCTGTTATCTCCAGAACGTCCAAAGCGGTACTGACCACCTTCTCCATCCATGCACCACGAGAGGCAGCGTTTCCGTGCTCATCGTCCTTGCGCTCTGATGCCACCGCGGACAGTCTGTCGAGCGCATCATTGTATTTCTGTAGCTTTTCCCTGAGTTCTCTGCATTCGAGCTGAATGCACCTGATGTAGTCTTCCGATACTTCCTTATATGACCTTTCCATACTTACGCCCCTTTCTATACCCTTAAATTCATTAGATGTGCCAGCAATGCTGTTGATTCGCTGGATTTCGATAGTTCTTTGTCACACCAAATCTCGTATCCTGTCCGATTGGCTCGCTTGTCTGTCGGTCGGATCTTGTCGAGTTCGTGATACGGACATTCCTGTTCGAGCGGACATATGCCGTCTTTTTGACCCTTCGCGCAGTATTCCTTGCATCCCCGCTTATTGTTCCGGCGCGCCAGCTTCTCCTTCTCGACCGCTCTGATCTGAGATACGAGCTCCGCTATCCGCCAGTAGAGATCGAATATCTCTTCTTCGTTCTTCTTGATTTCTTTTTCTTCGTCCATACCGACCCCCCCATGCTTAAACTCCTTTCATTGTGCTGAAATAGTGGTCCCCTACCTGTGTATATGGCTTTCCGCATCCATAGTGCTGATTCCTGAAGAAATAGACCGGCTCATGTCCTTCGCCTCTCAGTGCCAGCTTGACTGCCTCGTAATCCTGCACTGACGGAACCGCTCTCTGTATCTGTCCATTGCTCCATGTCGTGAACTGCCCCGGCGCTGATATGACCTCTCTGACCGTATCCGGGAATGCCTCGTTGTCCACCCTATTCAGGATCACGTGCGCCACCAGTATCTTCCCTTCAAGTGGCTGGTTTTCTGCCTCCGCAGCAATGGTGGAAGCGATCAGGTCCCTGTCTTCATCCGATATTTCGCGGATATTCGGTGCGGGCACTTCTTCTTCCGGCTGCTCGCTGAATATGACGTATGCTCCGGGCTCCGCTGATACATTCACTATCGTGGTTGCTACTGGATGTGCCGTCTCCGGCTCGCTCATGTCCGCGGTCAGCATCGCGCTATGTTTTGCCACTTCTATCTGATGAAATCCCGCAGCTCCAGCCGTCATACAGAACGCTACCGATCCGGCAAGTCCGAGCCATGCAGATACCTGTCTGAGTCTCCCGATCATAGCCATCCCCTCTGCGGTCTCTGGATGAGTCCCTGTCCTTCAAAGATGTCCGCCATGCCCTGAAGGTATGTGGATACCTGATATGCATTCCAGTCCGGGTGTTTCGCCCTGATCTCTGCTCTGTTGGTCTTCATCCATTCGACCCACTGTTCCTGTGTCATTTCCTTTGCCATTTCCTATCCCTCCTTTGCGATTCGTAAGATGTCTTCGTCCGTGAAGTATGCGTGTCTTTGCATCGTCCAGAACTCCGCCAGAGTCATATTCCCGATCATGTCCGGCTTCAGCCTGTTTCTGTTCAGTGTCGGGTACGGTATGCCGGTGACTCTCGATATGGCTCGTTCGCTGTTCCACCCGGCCCGACGGAATGCCGATTTGATGATTTCAGGGCGGGTCATACGGCGTTCACCTTCTCTCTCGTTTGTTCTCATTCGCGAACTTTACGGACAAAAAAATAGCCGTAAATGTCCGAGCTTTCGATGTCCAGAGCATCCACCCATTTATCTATAGTAGGCTGATCCAGCTTCTTTTTTCCGTTCAGATACTGCGACAGAAACGACAGTGAACACCCGACTTTTTCAGCAAACTTACCCTGTGAGCCGTATTTCTCCACTATGCGACCACGCAATTTCGATGTTTCGTACACTTCTGACCTCCTCTCTTAAAATCAATATGTTGTGGTTCTCATTTGCGAACCTACAAAGACTATACACACATTGTTTTCAAATGTCAACAAATAATTTTCAAAAGAGAACTATTTTATGCTATAATCGGCATTGAAGGAGGGCAAAGAGATGGGAAGAGAGACAACATCAAGTCAAAGAATAGCTGAAATGATGGATAAGCTGAACATCACTCAGGCGGACATAGTAAGGACGACAAAAATCCCCAAAAGCACACTATCGAACTATCTGAGTGGAAAGAGGACTCCAGATCAGTTCGGTCTTTCCGTTATTGCTGACCCCTACGGAATAAATCCGGCATGGTTGATGGGATATGATGTTCCTATGTTCCTGAAAGATTTAGTCACAACGTTTGAGACTTCCGCTGATTATGAGCTCGCATGGGATAGATCCGGCGGAGGTCGCCACCCGATAGAACTAACCCCGGAGGAACACACATTGATCCTCGAATACAGAGCTGCGGACGATGCAGATCGAAAGATGGTTGAGCGTATATTGGCATATGCAACCAGATTGAAGGAGGTCCCCCATGAAGATAACTAAACTCCCATCCGGCAAATGGCACACCACTGTCTACTCCCACACCGATGGATCTGGGAAACGAAAGTATAAATCCATTACCGCCCCGACAAAATCAGCCTGTGAGTTGAAAGCTGCGGAATTCAAGGCAAATAAGACCCGACGGACATTCGATGACCTTACGATCCGAGACTGTCTGACAGGGTATGTAGATGCCAAGCGCGGAGTATTATCGCCGTCCACGCTGCGGGAATACGACCGTGCGATGAAAAATGACTTTGCTTCCATCCAGCATCAGCGAGTATGCAAACTGACGAACGAGATCATGCAGCAGTTCGTATCGGAAATGTCCACCAAATTGAGCCCGAAAACCGTCCGCAATAGATACGGCTTCCTGCGTGCCTCTGTGGCTTTCTATTACCCCGAACTGCATTTTAAGGTAACCTTCCCCGCTAAAGAGGTTAAGCGTCCAGAATCGCCTTCTGACGATGTTGTACGACATATCTACGAGGAGGCCTCGCCCAGACTGAAGCCGTGTATCGCCCTTGCCATGTGTGGACTCCGGCGCGGTGAGATAGCTGCGGTACAATATGAGGACATTGTGGGTGATTTGTTGCACATTCACGCTGACACGGTGCAGGATAGCAAGAATAAGTGGATATACAAAGAAATACCGAAAACTGACGGTTCTGATCGATTCATCCGGCTACCGAGTGCCGTGCTGGATCTCATCGGCTCCGGCTCCGGCTTTATCGTCCGCGGTCTGAACCCGAATTCCATCGGACAGGCTTTCGGAAGACTCGCACATCGGCTGGGATACGATATCCACCTGCATCAGCTCCGGCATTACTACGCTTCGGTCGGTGCGATCCTGGGTGTGCCGGACATCTATCTGGCCGATATGGGTGGATGGAAACATGATTCAGGCGTAATGAAGAGTGTCTATCAGAATAAAATCAAATCCATGTCGGACTACTACGCGGACAAAATGAACGACCACATTGACGGAATAATGCAGAAAAAGGGAGAGGCGAAATGACCTCTCCTTCTCTCTACATTTTGTGGTTCCGCAAACTTTGTCGAATGCGATCCTATATATTATTTGTCTATATATTACACCCGGATGGATAAAAAATGCAAAACAAATGACAAAACGAATTTTAAGATAACACCTGCTGGACCGCGCCATTACCGAGCAAACGAAAAAGCGATAGACGGGATTCGAATATGTGATAAAATGCGGTCAAACCCGCGTGACATATGGCTTCCGGCCCGATTTTAAGCCATTCGTAGCGTGTGTCATAAAAGCCGAAAATACAAAACGTTACATCAGAATACAAAACAAATGCAAAAATATACGCAAAACAAAATTTCCTCCAGATTGATGGAAAATAAAAAAGACGGTCACCACTACATATAGTAATGATGACCGCCCAAACCTGAGAAGGAGAATCTGGCTATATTGATTTTAATTTCTGCCGGGTCAATGGCCCGCATATCCCATCGTCAACCAGTCCGTGTGTCTTCTGGAAGTTCCGTAGGCATGCAATGCTGAGTTCGCCCGCTATGCCGTCCACTATCAGCTTATATCCTCCGACACGATTCAGCTCGTACTGGAGCCAGCGCGCATCGTTTCCGCGGGTATTCAGCCTGACGTTCTTCGTCGGTTCCTGATACGGATTCCCGATTGCGGGCCGTTCAACATTGTCATACTGGGTGAGCTTGTACTTCAGTATGATCTGGATCACGGAGTTGACCTCTGTGGATGAGGTCATGTATCCGCAGTTCTTGATCTGCTGCATCTGGGCGGTAAATGGTACACCTGAAGAGACCCCACTGTAGACCTTGCTATTCAGCAATTCATAATAATTGAATACGCATTGCTCCATTGAGTCATAACTTCTGAACGCCGCGTTTATCGTGGTGTGTACGCCTACGGTATATTCTTCCTTTGTCTTGCTTGTAAAGAATTTACCGCCCCAATACCGCGTAGCCGTTTTCCCCGTGCCTACTTTCTGACCGAGGTATGAATTGTGGAAGCATGACCCCGCCGTTCCGTATGCGGACTCTACGCAAGCCATAGCTATGCAGATAGACGGGTAAACCTTGCCGAGCTCCTTATATGCTTTTTGAGCGCATGGAGCGATTCGGCTGATAAAGTCGAGTATTTGCGATTCGGATGCCATATTATCGCCCTATCTGCTGGAAAAGCATCTTTACTTTGTCATATCCGACCGTTGCAGATAAGAAAGACAGAAATGTGAGCGCGATCATTATAATCACTTTCTGTATGGTGAACGGTTCCCCGAAGTAAAGTGTATATCCGACACATAATGCCACCGTGAGTATGGTGGACACTATGACGGCAAGTAGGTTGCTGGAGTATTCCACCTTTTTCTCGTTCAGTATCTTCTTTATCGCTTCCACCGTAAGACTTGTCAGTACGCTGATGAGCGCCAGCGCTGACAGTAAAAATCCATTATTCATCATGTTCCTCCATGTATTTCAGTTCTTCAAAATCCTGCTTGCGTTCCTGCTTCGTTTCAAAGTATGCCTTGCCCATATACCCGACCATTACCGCCACTACACCTGTTACCCACGCTATACCTAAATCTGATACGGGCTCCCGACCGAAAGCGGAGAGGATATAAGGAACCGAGCCGTTAATCACCCCGACTATCAATAGGGCTTTCACGGCTCGTTTGGTATAGGTTCGCCTGTTTTCTCTGTGGCGCTTCATTTATAGACCTCTCTAATCTTGACCAACCTGTGGATTATCTCGCTTGTCCAATCATCCACCCTTGCCATAAACTTCTTTGACGTAAAGATGTCGGG